AATCTTGACACAATTCCTGGAAATCGCGGATAATTACTTTTTGACCCCAAAATAGGCACAAAAAGTAATTACAATTAAATTTACAAATTGGGAGTTTGTAATTTAATTCGAGTTGTTTTACAACTGATGACCTTCCACGCCACCCTCGAAAATCTTATTCGCACACGCAAGACTCGGGTCGGAGTCCATGGCCCGACGCTCGTTCCCGTATATCTTTATCAAGTCTGGGAGGTCCGATTTTGGCTTATCGCACAGACTCTTGATTGCCTTGGCAGGATCCCAGTTGTTGGTCACCGAGTGTTCGAACGGGCCGTCCTCAGACTTGAGGACGTGAATTTTATCCTTAATTTCATCAGGTGTCATCTGAGTCTGCATAACGGCCTGTGCGGACAGGTAGACGTTTAGATAGTCTGGCTGTGGGATATTCTGTATATCGACCCCACGTTCCTTCACGTGGTCTTTGTAATCAGCCTCATGCTTGAGAGTGTTCATGACCCCGAGCTCATCCCTCCATTTTGAAACAAAATTGCTTCCAGGAATACTGGCAAAGAACCAACTCTCGATGGCTGGGTATTCTGGGCGAGTCGTCGCAGCCTCCCGGTAGTACCCTATAAACTCGGACCCCTTGGACCTTTGGGTATCGAGAACCCAGTCAAATGATTTCGTCGGAACCATAGAAGCATCACACCAGATCCCTCCATATTTTGCCATCACGTGAAGTCTCACAAAGTCTGACTGACGGGGCTTGGTGTCTGCGAATTTCATTCCAAAAATGTCAACCCCAGGGAGATACTCGCCAAGGTTCCCGGGGCTGAGAATGTTGATAGTCCACCCAGGGTTCAACTGACGCCACTTGTCGATACATTTCTGTATAAAATCGGGGAGCTTCTCAGAGTCCCAGTAGGTCCATATGATTTTTGGTATTTCTTTGATGGTGAATGGATCTGACCGCCGCCACCAAAGAAGTACGAAGACTGCCAAGATCAGTATGATGACCGCCCAGTGCCACATCTAATTTTAGTTTAGAAATTAATCAAAAATACATCTGAGTGACTGATTCCTTTCTATAACTTCCCTTTCCGTACCCCTGAACTTTATAATAGGATGATCGTACGAGTCTTTACACATACTCGATAATCCTTTGTGAGAATTCCAGTCGTTGTCGTGAAGATACTTGAGTGGACCATCCTCGGCCTTTATTAAAGAGAGCTTCTGTAAGACCTCAGACGGAGACATCTGTTTCTGTATAACGTACTGTGATGCCACGTGCATCGTGAGATATCCTGGACTCTCCACCTTGCTAATGTCTACACCCTGGTCAGTAATACTTTTCACATAGTCATCTGGAGTTTCAAAGTTGTTAATCTTAGTGAAACATTCTCGCCAATTTTTTACGAATACACTCCTGGGCGGCGCTGCAAAGAACCAATTTTCAATCACGGGTGATTCCGGGCGATTCATCATCTTTCCGATATGATACCCGACAAAGTCATACCCCTTCTTAGACTGAATAAAATCAAGTGATCCATTCATCATAATTGTCGCATCCGCCCAAATACCTCCATATTTCTCGAGTATGTGAACTCGAATTAAGTCCGCAGTTCTCTGAGGAGTGTTGGCCATTTTCATACCCAATACATCAGTTTCTGGTAAATAGTATGGAATGTCCTCGTTCGACAGCACGACGATCTCGTAATCCGGATTGTGATTCCGCCACGTGTTTATGCACTTTTGCACAACGTCTGGGACAGATCTAGAATCCCAATAAGTCCATATAATTTTTGGAATTTCATCATTCTGAATCTTTGAGAGTAGTTTCTGAATATCAGGTCTCGGATCCGAAAATTGCTCGCGTCTCAAATACAGTAGCACTATCAGGAGACACACGATAACAGCCACTACGGCCAAGTATACATACATATTATTGCCTAATATTTTTCTAGGAAATAGTATTATGCATGGCTCTTTCATCGTGGCTGTATTAGTTTTCATTATTTGTGCCATTATTGTTTATAGAAAGTCATCAACTTTTGAAACTGGCGGTCTGGACTCGTATGTCATCAATCTCCCTCGACGAGCTGATCGTCTTCGGCAGTTTAAGGAACACTATTCTAAATCAGAAATTGCGTCTAATAACTTGATAATAGTGCAAGCAATAGACGGGTCTAAACTCGAAGAAATTGATGGACACATAACGGAAAGTACCCAGAAAATCTTAAAGACTGGAAAAAGAAGAGACCACTCTGAACTCACACCTGGTATGATTGGGTGCTACCTCAGCCATTATAAGACTTACGAAGAGTTCCTGAAGAGCGGAAAGCCTTCAGCATTAATATTCGAAGATGACTCCAAGATTTTGCCAAAATTTGGGAACACGTTCGACAACCTTCCACAGGATTGGGATCTTGTTATGTTCGGCGCACAAAGCTGCATGGAATGCCCCGATGTAGATGGAGGATTCAGAAGACTGCACTCTTTTTATGGAGCGGGAGGGTATCTCATCAATAGGCAAGGGGCCCTGAAAATGGTTCAAAATAAAGAAAACCCGATCGGACACCAAATCGATATTCTCATGGGAAAACTCTGTAAAGAAGGAAAACTGAACGTCTATTCGGTCAGAAATAACTTAGTAGACACGGCGCCGATGGGAACTGATGTGCAGATGGGGTTGAGCTAGACTCTGAAATTAAAATCATTCAGCAAGTTTGGAACCGCGCACTTGTAGGCGAACTGGACCCGTCCGAGGGTCGTGTTGTAGTGGTCCCGGAGTCCACACAGAGACTCGTAAAGTACAGTCACATCCTTTTCCTGCTGAAAACTCTGGAAGAGATCTGTTATGATGGTTGTGTACATCTCGAGGACCTGTCGGATGGCCGTCTTGCGCTGGTTCGCCTTTTCGCGTTGCTGTATTTTCTTCTTAAATTCATCCTCCGTCAGGTCCCCGATCATAAACTTGACACGGAGGTCTCGGTTCTCAGTCCGTCGATCCTCCACTGTGTAGCGTGGGACCAGAGTGTAGATCGCATGAGGGTGCGAACGATATGCGCTGATGATGTTCGCTTTCACAACGTTCACGCTACTGGCTCCTGGCTCAAGCCTTGTAGCATACAGGTTTGCGCCGCCGCCGATAAGTCGAGAGATGATGTGCCAGTCTGGGAAGCCTCCACACGGGACATCGCCCGGCTGGCGCGCCAGAGTGCCCCGTGCGCGCTGGTACTCGTAGTAGTGCGGGTTGTGGACCATGTGCGTCTCGATCCGTCCCGTCCGCCAGCTGAAAGCGGTGTGGCACTGAGTGCACCACATCTGGTCACACCCGTTAATCTTGAAAATTCCAGCAGCACAATTCGGGCAGTTGCGCGTGTCGCGCGCCATAAGCTCGGCGGTCGCGACGTTATTCGCATCGCACGTGTGCTCTGCATCCTTGTCGAGGCCCTTGACCTCGTGGCAGGTCGGGCACGCCCAGTTCTCACACAGACCACACTTCCACGCCGTACTCAGGAAACCCTTGCAGTCTGCATGCGGACACGCTCGAACAAAAGCCCGTCGCTCGGCCGCCGCGTCACCTCCTCCCCGACCATCAATGCGAGCCTGAATCTGATGCTGGTGCCAGAGACTCGTCGCCATGTCGACATTCATTGGGGCGATCACCTTCAGCTGAACAGCCTCCCTCTCACGGCGCAGAGCACGCGCCTCGAACTCGTCTTGAGTGCCGAGGTCGACCATCAAAACGGAGAGAGGCGTGTGTGAGATCTGGCGGAGTTTATCCGTCTCTTTTTGAATATTTGCGGTAATCTCGGCTTGCAGTTTGACTTGATCTCTGAGTTTCTTCTCGAGTTCTACATAGTACTGGGTCGCGGGCATGAGACTCCGCTCCCGCTCAAAGAGGAGGTCCTCCCGCCTCTGCTTGTAAGTCTGAGTGACGAATTTAGAAGTAAAATTGAGCATGAGGACATCGCGGGACCAGCCTTTGTGGCAGGCCATGCAGTGCGCATCCTGTGTAGTGTCTAGAAGGTACCGCTCATGACAGCCAGTACACGCGACATAGGGACAATAGGGACAATTGACCTGCTTGTGGTCTGATTTATTCAAAAGTTCTGTGCACACCTCGCATCGAGGGGCCATTTGCTATTACACGCTACTAGGTTTTAAGCCCGCTTCTTGACCGCCTTGATGACCTTGGCGACCTTCTTGGTCTTCTTGGGCTCCTCGGGCGGGCCGAAGATGGCATCGATCCGAGCCTGTCGCTCACCGGCCGTCGCATCCATCTTCTCGTGCCACTCCATCATCTTCTGGAGCCGCTCCTCTGGGAGGCCCGCGGTGCGCCACATCTTCAGCAGGTCCTTCGTCTCTGGAACGCTCGTGAGCCGGCTGAAATACTTGGCGACCATATCCTGGTTATACTCGACCGGAACCTTCGCCGCCTTTGGCACACTCGCTGGGTGTGCCTCGAACCACTCCTCGCAGCGCTTGATGTACGCTTCCCCTTGCTCTTTTGCCATCTTTGTCGCAAGAAACTTGTACGACAGCGGTGGAGTCCACTTGGTTGTCGGACGAGAGATCGAACCAGAGCCCTTGTTCAGGGCATCCGCAACCTCTCCGACCCGGCTCGGGTGACCGCTGGGAATTCTGCGCTCAACAGGCACGGCCCACCACTCAGAAACCACGGCCCCATTGTGCGAGGTAGACACAAAAGTGAGAGCCTCGGGCACACGAACTTTGAGAGTCGCACGGATGAAGGTCGTCATGGTCTTTGAATTTAGAAACAAAATTGGGACCCCTCCCTGACGCGGAGAGGACACGAATTTTTAGTCTGACTCATAGTATGCTTGGCCACCTCATCGGGCTAATTCACTACCTTCTCATAGTCTTTATTATTGGGACTCCATTTATGGGATCTGAATACTTCATGACCCTTCATATCGTCATCATACCCTTCATCATGCTGCACTGGATCACAAATCAGTCAGTCTGTGCACTGACAGAAATGGAGAAACTTCTCAAGGGGGAAACGGACGATGATAAGACATTTTTCGGACAGGTGGTCGGACCAGTCTACAAGTTTAGGACACAGGGAGACGAGAACACGTTTCTATGGACACTACTTATCGGGTTGTGGTTAATATCAGTTTACAAATTACACTCTACTGATTACAGCTATCTCCGGGCAGAGTACGAGAGGTTCAAGACCCTCTTCACTCCTCATCCTCAAACTCCTCCTCCAGAGTGATCTTGGTGCTCGCAGGTGCCTCAGAGTCCGAGGCGTACTCGACCTCATCATCCGTGTCCTCCATCAGGGCCGCCAGGCGATCGGCCAGGGTCGAGGTCTTGACCGGCTTTGCCGGGGTGGCCTCAGCCAGCTCGAACTCCTCAGCCTCGGCCAGAGGGTTGCCGTGCGACTGGCACAGCTCGCAGTCCTCGTGGACCTCGGCGGTCAGCTCGTGCGTGTGCACCGGGGCCTCAGCCTTCTTGGCCTTGGGAACCTTGGCAGGGGCGCCGGGCTCGGCCGCCTTGGAGGCTGCCAGGTGGCGCTTGCAGAACACCTCACCCTTCAGGGCGCTGAACTTGCAGGGCTCCTTCTTGGAGGTGCAAGCGGTGCAGGCCTGCTTCTCAGCCTTGGCCTTGGGAGCCTTGGGCTCCTTGGGAGCCTTGGGCTCCTTGACCGGAGCGGTCGTCTTGACCACCTCGCCGGTCTCATCGGTCACCACCACCAGCTTGGGCTCGCGCTTCTTGTACTTGCGAGGAACCTTGATGGCCATCGCGGCCGTCTCGAGGTACTTGGCGCTGAGCTCCTCGAAGTTCAGGCTGTAGTCGGCGCAGACGCGCTCGATGAAGGCGCGGTCCCGCTCGGCAACCAGGGCATCGATGGCATTGGCGAAGACAGAGGCCATTTCTTTTGACTTGAGAGTAGAGAGCTTGAGGTGTTTAAGTGAGGACGTTTGAGAAGGCTGGCTCGGACACGACACGAACTTTGAAGGTCGTGTAGGGTCTGAGAACTCTTTTTGGAGTGGTTTGGTTTGAGCACAACCCAACCCTGGCTCGGGGAGGACACGAATTTTTACCTCTAAACTGGGGCACGTACCGGAGTGCCAATTTGGACGGGAGCCGGGACGGGAGCCGGGACGGGAGCCGGGACGGGAGCCGGGACGGGAGCCGGGACGCGTTTAGCATTCATCGAAAACCAGCAGCAGCAGCAAATACAGAGAAGAAGTACTATACCAGCGGCCATTAGGATGGTGGAAAATCCCTGAACAGCACCGTTAGCGGCCGACATATACTATATAATAGATTTTTTAGCACTTCCCTCCTGTGGGCACATCAATATATCCCTGCATATTCACCCAATTGTTGTACGCCATCGGCCAGACCACGTTATAGTCGCCCCCGCTGTCGTACAGAAATCCTGAAACTTTTGGAGCCAAAAAGAATGCCGCAATCACGAGGGCAAGGAGGAGAGTCAGAGCATTCATCTTCATCTTGTTAAGAGCGAATAAATTTATCCTCGCGGGCCCAGACATTACAGACGTACTTGGTCCCAGTGGAGATGGGAAGGCCCGCATGGAGTGCCTTGGGGTGGCACTTGTTCACGTCCCTGGCCAACGGTCTGAAGAATATGGCCGACCCTGGGTCCGCCTTGATCTTGAGGTCCCCGTGACTGGGGAAGTGCGTCTCTCCATCGGTGAATTCTGAATTTAAATAGATGAGCAGAGTCGCCACGCGCTGTCCGCCCTCCTGTCCAAACCCTATACATCCATCCGTATCATCGCAACACGAGTCGTGGTGGGCCCTGTAGTACGTCCCGGGCTGGTACCGGACCACCTGGAGGTTCTCGCAATTTTCAATAGATTTTCCAGTAAGTTCTAATACCTTTTGAAAAATCTTTTGGGCGACCGGATCCGACTTGTCGATCCATGCCGTTTCACTTGTCCGAGTAGAGTCGGGCCCCGAGGAACCAACCACCCCGCTCCGAGTGAACAGAGGAGTCGCCTTGTCTATTATATATTTACATTCATCCGGGGTAATGACCGAGTCCACTATAACCGGAGGGTCCCATTCGGCCTCGTGATCCGCAAACCCCCTCCCTTTTCGGGTCCTCCCAAAGACCAGAGCCCATAGGCCCAAAACGACTACAAGGACCGCGACTACCAAAAGAATGATTTCCATCTACCATATTACTTGATTTTTTTCAGAACAGAATTCACCTTTCGAGAACTCTTACGGGCCGCCTTGAGGTTCTTGAGGACCACATTGCGCAAGAGGGGCGCGGCGGCATTCCGGGCGTTCGCCAGGCTCTTATTTTGTTTTGAAATTCGCAAAAGTTCCAGGACCCGCTCAGCATTCTTCTGACCCTTGTCCTTGACCTTGCCGGTCAACGGATTTCGTTGTGAAATGAGTCCCCTGTGGAGGAAAGAGCCGGACAGGAGAGCCAGGGAGTCCTTGATCTGGTACCTGACGCGCTGGAGAGGGATGCCGGTCCTGTACGATAGAGGAAGGTTGAGCATCTCTCGACTCGAGTTGGGATAGACCGCCAGGGCCGTGTCGACCAGGTCGGTCACCTCCCCGCGCCCCGTGACAATCTGATACGTGATGACCTGATAAATCTTTCGGCCAGTTCCAGGGACCTGCATTCTGGGGGCGTCAAACTTCGAACGCGTGAACCGGTTCACCTTGAGGGTCGCGTTGATGCCCTTGTACTCGCGGTTTAGGTATCGGACAAAACCCATGAGATGATCGGTCATGACCTTTTGCATGAGAAAGACGTACGAGGCAACCTTGGCCTCTGAAGGAAGCTGGCGAGGGATCGCAAACGTAAAGTCAAAGTCGGTCGTCCGCCTGATTTTTGGAGGTAAATTGCGCTTCTTACTCTGGAGGTACATGCGGACGGCCATCCCGCCAGTACAGAAGATGGTCAGACCTCCGCCATAGGGCCGCACGAGCTTTGTGGTTCCCTTGCAGTACTGCATAAAGAGGCGGGGAAGGGCCCACTTGAAGGACCGGTGAGAGATTACGGGCGCGGCTCCAGTCGTGCGTTCGATCCTCTGATACGCGTTGACCAGCATAATTTCAGAATGAAATGAACCACCATGGAAGATCGATGGCTTCTTGGGAGCGTAGTACCCATCGTATCCCTCTGGAATCAGGAACTCTTTGGTCAGTTTCCCAAAGACCTGGCGGTTCAGTTCCTTGTAGCTCAGCCTTTGGCCCTTGCGCGTATTGCTCTCCCTCGGAAGCTTCCCGGCTTCCTTGCCTAGGAGGATCTTGGCCGCCAGGCTCTGCTCACCGATCGTCACACCCGTGCCAAGGACGATGCGCAAGAGTCCCTTGGTCTCCCGGTCAATGGGATACCCACTCTTGAGTAGCTTCTCGATGTTTGCATGGGTCAGATCGAAGAGCCGCAGGGTCTTCTTGGCTCTATAGTGACAGAGGGTCCCGTAGTTCTTGGCCGTCCGGGGGTTCTCGGTCAGGTAGAAGAACCTCGGGTCATGGAGCAGGACCTTGCACGAAAGATTCTCAAGTCCTTTGAATAGAATCTTTCCTGAAGGCAAAATCGTTTCCGAGAAGCCCATCTAATTTTAGTTTAGAATTTAATTAAGGATGTGTAAAGTATACTTGTGAATGCGGGTCGTCGTATCTCTCACAACAATCCCTACTCGTGAGGAGTCAGTCATCAAGACTATACAGTCACTGCAGTCCGGGACCTTCACCCCCGATGTCATATACGTCAACCTCCCGGAATGGTATCCAAGGTTCAAAAAGGGCCCGGACCCTAATTTAGAATTAAAATTGAAGACCCTTGGAGTCATTGTGAACAAGTGCAAAGATTATGGAGTCCTGACGAAGCTCCTTCCGACGCTTGAGGTTGAGACAGACCCTGAGACGCTTATAGTCATTGTCGATGACGATATGAATTATCAGCCTCGTTTTCTCGAAGGTCTCGTTAAGGGCCACACAGAGTTCAAGTGCCCAGTGGGATACAGTGGAATCGCATATCCAGAATCTGTTCTGCGCGTCTATGGAGTCCTGCGGTACCATGTGTTCTTCGGTCACGGAGCTCAGACTGAGATGCTCGAGTGCTCTTTCGGCTTCGCCATCCCACGGGGCGTCATGGAAGGATTCCCGAATTTCGAACCCATGACTGAAGAGTCAGACAAGTGTGTGTACCTGTCCGACGATTATCTGTACACCCGTTTCATGGACTTCAAGGGGGTCCCAAAGAAGGTCGTCTGCTACCCATGGGCTGGGAGGGTCGGTGACGACTGGTCAACAATTTGGATTCAAAATTCAGATTCACAAACGCATGCTCTTTCCCGCGATGAAAATAACCTTCACAATTTTATGATGGCGGGGTTAAAGGTTAAATTCGTTTGAAAGCGAGTCATGGAGATGGCACTTGTCGCCGAGATGCGCCCACAGAACCATGAACTGCTTAAGACGCTTAATGAACGAGGGTACTCGATCCCCATAGAGATTCCAGACGATATGATTTTTCTCGCCGACCGAAACAGAAAGATTTATTCCCAAAATGGTGAGGATGGAGTGACTCTTGCCATCTTCGATGCAATTGGAATGACAAACAAAAAGTACCTAGAGTTTGGCGCGACTGACATCTACAACAACAGTCAGATTCTTCACGACAAGCATGGCTTCACGGGCGTTATGTGGAACGGTTCGAACACAGTCTGCTCATATTCACAGATTTTTCAGGAGTTTATCACTGTAGAAAATATCAAGGAGCTTTGTGCCAAGTATGAGATTCCGGCCGAGCCTGACTTTGTTTCGATCGATATTGATGGGAACGACTGGCACGTCTGGCGAGAGCTGAACAAGGTATGCCGCCCCCGTGTGCTCGTAATTGAGCACACGGGTCAGTTCCCTCCTGGAGACGACCGTGTTATGCCATACAAGTCCGATCATGTCTGGGACGGTTCGTGCTATTGTGGGGCGTCCATTGAGGCTCTGTACCTTCTGGGGCGCCAGCTTGGCTATAGCCTCGTCTGTTCCGAAAATGTCGGCGTCAACCTATTCTTCGTTCGAGACGACCTCGAGCCGGAGAAGAAGTTCTTCTCTACGAATAACATTAAGATGCTGTACAGGATACCCAAGTACGGTTTTCCGTGGCGAGTCGGTCACCCACAGGATCCAATGAACCGGCCGTGGACTTCTGCATCGAAACTCTTAAAAGAATAATAAATATTTCAAGTATGAAATTCGTCGTGACGACCCTCCACACACCAGACTGGCAAAAGTTTGCAGATGTCACCGACAAAAATAAGGAGGAGTACTGCAAGCGCCACGGGTACGCCTTTGAGACCAAGGGCGATGGCCCGTGGCACACTCGCATAGATCTGGGTATAATGGGAGACTGGGGGTTCGAACGTGGGTACAGGTTCCTCGATATGTTCACCAAGTACCCAGAGTGCGAGTGGGTACTCTTCTCGGACTGCGACGCGATGATAACGAACCGTACTGTAACTCTGGATCGAATCGCGGACGACCGCTATCACGTGATACTCCCGGCCGACTGCAACGGCACAAATTGTGGAAATATCATGATTCGCAATTCGGAGATCGGACGGGCCTTTTGTGAGTCGATGGTGGCGGCCCGAGCGGCCTATAGGGATAACATGATGGCCGAGAATCAGTGGATCCAGGAGATGGCGACGGCGACCTATTGGCGCAAGTGGGTCAAGATTGTTCCCCAGAGGATCCTCAATTCGTACGACTATACTCTGTACCCGGACCTCCCCTCGAAGGATGCCCTCGGGATCGATGGTCAGTGGAAGGAGGGCGATTTCCTCCTTCATATCGTGGGAGGGAGTGCGCGTTTCAAAAAGACAACCGACCAGCGAATTGACATCGCTAAACAATATTTAGAGAAAGTCGTCGATAATTAATTAATGCTTGTGGATGGTTTTATGTTCTATAACGAGCTCGATGTTCTCGAGCTTCGTTTAACAATTCTCGACGAGTACGTAGATCGTTTCGTTCTCGTCGAGGCTGAGGTGAATCACGTCGGAGGGCCAAAGGAGCTCTTCTTCCAGAAAAACAAGGAGCGCTTCGCCAAGTGGCTCCCTAAGATTGAGCACGTCATCGTTCGGGCGGACGAGGCACCGACCGACACGAACCCGTGGTCCCGCGAAAAGTATCAGCGCGAATGCATCCGCCGCGGTCTCCAGGGTGTCTCCGATGATTCTATCATAATGATCAGCGACGTGGATGAGATCCCAAATATGCGACTCGTTCCTTACGAAAATCTTCCCCATCTCATCACGGCCGTGCATATGTGGATGTACCATTACTCGCTGGACCATCTGTTTACAAAGGAGCCGTGGGTCGGTACGGTACTGACAAACGTCGGAACACTCAAAGAAATGGGCGCGAATAGCCTTCGAGACTCTCGCTGGAGATTTCCAGTGTTCAAGTACTCTGGCTGGCACCTGAGTAGCTTTGGTGATGAGAAGCACGTCCTTAATAAAATGCGAACCTTTGCACACGCACTCGACGCGAACGACCACAAACATCTACAGACCGAGGAGAATATCAAGTCCTGGATTCAGGAAGGAAAGTTTATCGATGGAAAGACTGAGCTCTTGAAGCGACCGAACGACGCCCCGCTCCCGGCACCGATCGATGTTCTCAGACGGCTCAATATGGGAACCTTCTAGTACCACGTGGAATTGTCTGTGTACCACTCAATAGTCTCTCTTAATTTTAAATCAAAATCCAAAGTCTCGGACCATCCGAGACTGCGCAACTCCGAGCTGTCAATGCAGTATCGCGAGTCATTAAAAGCGCGGGGATCTTTCACACGCTCGAAAGTTCCCCGGCCCATGATTGTCTGAATCTTTTCATAAATTTCAACGACCGAATACTCATGCTGGCTTCCGATATTGTATGTCTTTCCGACCTCTCCTTTCTGAAGGATGAGTTCGACCGCCCGAGAAACGTCATCGACATGTATAAAATTGCGACGGGTCGATCCGTCTCCGTGAATGGTCGCTGAATTTCCATTCAAAATTTGAGTTATGAAGAGCGGAATGACCTTTTCGGGATATTGCTGAGGACCGAACACATTGTTGCCCCGCGTGATGATGCACGGAAGCTTGTAAGCGTTCATGTAGGCCCGGACGTACAGCTCTGCGGCCGCCTTGCTCGCCGAGTAGGGATTGCTAGGGTTCAGCGGAGCCTCCTCTCCGGATGTGACCGAGGGACCGACCTCTCCGTAGACTTCATCCGTACTGATGTGAATGAAACGCTTGAGCTTTCCATACTCCTTCGCCGTTTCCAGAAGGACGTGAGTCCCGAGAACGTTGTCTTGTGTGTATTGAAAGGCCAGGTCGAAACTCTTCGTGACGCACGATTGGGCCGCGTAATGGATCACGACATCTGGCTGGTGCTCTCGAAATATATGAGTCATGTGGTACTGCTCAGTTATGTCGCCCCGGATGTAAGTGTATCGCTCTTGCTCAGGGACGTTGCGCTCTCGGGCCATGTAGTCACACTTGTCGACATTTATAATTTCATGATCGGTCGTTTTCAATATGTGGTTGATAAAGTTGGAACCTATGAATCCAAGTCCGCCGGTCACCAGGATGCGCATTTCTACTTCTATATAAAAGTTTCATCCTTTTATAACACATATGTCGAAGAAGATCTGGTATGCCCCGAACCAATTCGAGGCCTACGGCGAGGAGGAAATCAAGGCCGTCGAGGAGTCTCTGCGGGCCGGCTGGCTTGCAGGCTTTGGTCCTCGGACCGTCGAGTTTGAGAAGAAGGTCTCCGAGCGTTTCGCAAAGAAGCACGGCCTCTTTGTGAACTCGGGTTCGAGTGCCATTCTCCTTGGTCTGTGCGCTCTTGATCTCAAGCCAGAGGATGAGGTGATCACCCCGGCATGCGGGTTTGCAACGACCGTCGCTCCCATCATTCAGGTCGGAGCGACCCCCGTCTTTTGCGAGGTCCAGGATGGTGGGAGGTACGTCCCGAGCGTCGAGAACATCCGGGAGGTCCTGACACCCAAGACGAAGGTCTTGCTCTTGCCGAACCTCATCGGCAACACGCCAGACTGGAAGGCGATCCGCGAAGCCTTCCCGGACCTCATTCTCTTTGAGGACTCGGCCGACACCATCACGACGACCCAGTGGTCCGACATTGCAACGACCAGCTTCTACGCCAGCCACGTCATCACGGCCGGAGGAGTCGGTGGGATGGTTATGTTCAACTCGGATGCGTACCTGAAGCGAGCCGTTATGTTCCGCGACTGGGGTCGGATCGGCGACAACATCGAGGAGCCCTCCGAGAGGTTCAACCACTCGGTCGACGGCATCCCGTACGACTGGAAGTTTCTCTACGGAGCCATCGGCTACCACCTCAAGGCCTGCGAGATGAACGCCGCCTTTGGTCTTGCGCAGTGGGCAAAGCTCGACAGCCTTCTGGCTCGCCGCCGGACCGTCTTCGAGAGGTACTTGGAGCGCCTCAAGGATTGTCCGTACTACACCCTGCCAGACGACTCGTTCAAGCCCAACTGGCTCGCGATTCCACTCGTCTGTAAGAAGGGCGACCGCCTCGAGCTCCTCACGTTTTTGGAGAACTCAGGGGTCCAGACGCGCGTGTGCTTCTCAGGGAACATCACCCGGCACCCAGCCTATCGTGAGAAGTACCTCAAGGAGTTTCCGGTCTCAGATGCTCTCATGAGCGACGCCTTCCTCCTCGGGGCACATCACGGGATGTCGATCGAGGATGCCGATCGCGTGTCCGATCTCCTCATCGAATTCGCCAACGTACGAGGGTCCACCGTCGCGTGAGAGGCTCACGGCCTTCGCCCGGTTCATCTTCGCCACGTCATAGAGCTTCCACTTGGTCTTGTAGACGAGGTCCCGAACCTTCCCATCGCACGTATTCAAGTTGGTCACGATCTTGTGAATATCTCCGACCCAAAAAAAGTCAAAATATCTATTCTCTTCGATATGGACGAGCCCTCGCCGACAGCTTGATATAAAGCGTGTCGGGGGCTCGTCGATTCCATAACACCCATAGATGCGAAAAACTTGGCAGTTTGGAATCAGACTGGCGAGCTTTTCACAGATGTGCTTTGAGAACCCATAGGGTGTGTCCCGCGCATGCAGGGCCGCCCCACTTGAGAACCAGACCAGACGCTTGAACTTGGCGGCGTGGCGCGCGACATTCTCAAACATCGCAACATTCTTGAAAAAGACGTCCGGGTCATCCTTCTTGAGCCGGCTTCCTCCCATGGCCGCGCAGTGAATAACGACATCGAATGAATTTGAATTGAAAAATGCATCGACTGCGGCCGGGTCGAGGAGATCAACATCTCGGCGTCCGTATCCCCGGACCCCGAGATCTTTTGTAAGGTTGCGTCCTATGAATCCATCGGCACCAAGGACGCAAATAGACATTATTATTTTAAGGACCAGTTTATTTAACCCACCCAGACGCGGCATTGGGAGCGACTGGCTTCACAATCATGTGCTCGTGGAGTTCAGTCCTATAGGGAGACATATTTTCGAGAGAATTTCCAAACTCGAGCTTTGGAAAGATTTTCTGAGTCGAGTCGATCGGAGCGTCGTACAGAACAGGGCCAGAGGTTGTCACCTCGACTTCCAGGCTTCGAAATGACTGAATTCCATATGCTTCGGCAATCTTTTTGAAGTCAATTCCGTCACTCGTCCCAAAGACATCACTCGAGCTCGTGGCGGTATAACGAGAACCGAAGTACGAGTCTTGAAACTGACGAATAATTCCGTACCCCTGGTTATTGAGAACAATTACAGACACTGGAAGACCAAGGGACGCAAGTGTTCGGAGCTCCTGAATATTCATTTGAATTCCTCCATCTCCTTCGATACACACGATGGGAACCTTTCCGTTCGTTCCGATGGAGGCGCCAATCGCCGCTGGAAGTGACCATCCCATCGATGAATTACCGAGGTTCGTAAATAGGCGCTGCTTTCCATTGAGGCGCATCGTCTGCATAGTCCAGATGAGGTTCCCGCCCTGGTCAGGGATAATGATGCACTCCTCTGGAAGATTGAGGTTGCTCAAAAACGGATAGACGTTTCCTTCACGGGTCGTCTCGACACCGAAGGCCTCCTTCCAAGTGGCGAGTGTATCGATCCACTCATGGGGAGACGAAATAGACACCTGGCGAATAAAAGACGCAACAGAACCAATGATAGGGACATGAATTGGAAAGCCTCTCTCACCAAGCTTGGCGATTTCTTCAGAGTCTATGTCGACCATAATACGCTTCGACTCACGAGAACAGAGCGAGAGGTTTCCGCCTGTCTGACGAGTGTCCATACGGGACCCAAGAATAATGAGAAGGTCTGCGTTCTGTAGAGCGTAGTTCGCGACCCTGTCTCCATAGACACCGTGAGAGCCAACACGAAGAGGGTGGTCGTGCGATGTCATGTCGACCGCGGCCCACGTTGTCACGAACGGGACATTCAACCACGCCGCAAGCTCCTCTTTGGCAGAACGAGCCCCGTTTCCGACAATCACAAGCGGACGTTTCGCTTCCCGAACGAGGGTCTCCACTTCAGAAGGGATGACCACCTCTGGCTCTGAATATTTCTCAATTTTAAAACAAAATTGATCGGGTGCGCAATCCATTTGAATATTGACAGGAAAGTCTACGACGGCCGGACCGGGACGACCAGACGTCATGCTCATTATGGCGTTCGAAAAGACAGAGGCAACCTCGCTGACATTGTTAATTTTGCATGAAAATTTGGAACATGTAGAAACCATGGACACGACTGGCATCTCCTGAAACCCCAACTGTCTCGGACGGGACTCGATCGAGTCCAGGGACTCTTTCACGTTGACTTGTCCCGTGATGAAAAGACATGGTATGGAATCAAACCAGCACCCACAGATTCCGTTGATGAGGTTTTGGGCACCAGGGCCACTCGTTACAAGAACAGCACCAATCTTCCCAGATGCGCGATAGTAGCCCTCGGCCGCCATTGCGGCACCTTGCTCGTGCTGAAAGCAGTAATACTTGACGCGGGCAGTTTGACCGATAGCATCCACGTAAGGAGCAATCGCCCCTCCAGTGACGAGAAAGTATGTGTCAATTCCATTATCCGCAAGTTGGTCAATAAGAGCTGATATCAGGGACATATTAAAGATAAACCGCACGTATTCTTTACATAAGATGAAAAGGACAATTATCAACTTGTGCAAAAACAAGGCACTCGGGGTGAAGAGCGTGGGTGTGACGTCGTACGACTACCCATTTTCGCGCATCATAAATTCATGCGACAAGATTGATTTCATCATTGTGGGAGATACTGTAGGCTCTACAGTATATGGGGATCCGGACCTCAACAAGGTGTCGATGGATAAGATGATAGCGCACTGTGGTGCGGTTTCGAAGGGAGCCACGCGTCCTTTTCTTATTGGGGACATGCCATTCATGTCGTACCAGTCTTGTCAGAAGACGGCCGTTGAGAATGCGGGTCGTTTCATTCAATCTGGGATGGATGCCGTGAAACTCGAGGGATATTACCCAGACCGCATCAAGGCGATCAATGACGCCGGGATGATCACAATGGCTCACCTCGGTCTGACTCCCCAGACGCGTGCCAAGTTTGGAGGGTACAAGATCCAAGCCAAGACGAGTGAAGAAATAGACAACCTCGTACAGCAAAGCGTCGGGATTCAAGATGCGGGCGCGGCCCTGTTGCTTCTTGAAGCTGTTCCGGACGACGTCGGAGCCATCGTGAGTAAGGAACTCAAGATTCCGGTCTTTGGCATCGGGGCCGGAAACAAGGTGGATGGCCAGGTGGTCATCATTCACGATATGCTAGGGATGTTTTGGGATTTCAAACCAAAATTCATCAAAAAATACCTGGACGGGGATCGTCTAATTTCAGATGCTCTGTCTCGCTATGCAGACGAGGTCATCTCAAAAGATTTTCCGAGCGAGCAATATTTCTACAACCTGAACCACAGTGAACTTGAGAAGTATCTGGCCAAGAAAAGTTGGAAGTATGATGTTATTAAAAAGTAAAGGCGCGTTCACACCATGAGGTTGTACGTCAAGCACTGCCCATTGGCATGCCCCGAGCGTCGCCCAGTACTTGAGCAGCACCTGAAGGACCGTGGATTTACAGACGTCGAGTGGATAACCGGCTATCCCGTAGACCACCCATTTGTCCAATGGCTTCATGTGCGTCTCGGCAAATATCTCAGCCCCTCGTGCATTTCGGGACTCGTCAAGAATCTCGAGTCATGCAAAGCCCTCATCGATGACCCATCGATCGACTCGGCACTGTTCTGCGACGACGACGCCGTCTTCATCAAGGACTGGGCAACAAAGATGCATATACCCGAAGGAATTCCATTCGTAAATGTGTCGGTCGGCGTCCAATTTCACATTCTACCAAATGGCAATATTCAACGACTAAACAATAATGGAGGGTGCGAGGTCATCTGGATGACAAAAGACTTTGCCAGATTTGTAATACAGAATGTCGATGCACGTTCGGGCATAGACCATGTTTATTTTGCGATGGTTCGGTTTTTGGGATTTCCTCTTCTCTGTTCACCGATCGCCCAACAAACTTCCATTCTAGAACCAAAAAAGTCTTCTCTAGAACATGGCGAAAAATATCAGCCCCCTGAAAGTTGGTTTGACTTTATTTCAAACTTTAAGCCTACAGGCCTTGACTACATACAACTCTGGAATGAGAGTGGCATTGCTCGGGACGACAATTGATTTTCCAACTTCACATCCGCCTAAAAATCCAGAGGACTTCCCTGAATATATGAAACTCAAGAAACTTATAGAGAATGAGTTTCTTGAACTATTTGATAGAAAAATTGATATACAGAATTGGGATTACATATTCAGTCGGGCATCCGCTCACACCTCAACCACGACCCACTGAAGTTCGGCAATGTCAGTCTCTGGACCGGTCCCCATGAACCGGGCCTTGAGCTTCAAGAGTTTCTTAATTTCATCCAAAAATAGGTGCTGAAAAAAATTCTTCTTTTCCTTCTTGTTTTCGAAAGGCCCGTTCTTGTCGAGCAGTCCTTGGCAGACCGGCCACGTCACCTCTCGGAGGGTCTGCAATTCTAGTTCTAAATTAGTAATTCTTTCGAGCAGGTGCTTGTGAAACTCATCCATTGGACTAATCACAACCGAAGGGTTTAATAGCCTCTGAACATTCGTAGTTGATGCAGATGGCCGCACCGAGTGCAAAGAGGATCCCGAGCCACTGGACCCAGTGGGTGAATTTCTCTCCAAAAAATACATAGGCCGTGATGGCCCCGCCGACCACAATCATCGCCTCCCACATGATGCACGTCCACATCATCGTCGAAGACGAAAGAGCCTTGATCAGAAACGCAATGACCAGAGCCCACGCCAGGATCCCCAGACACAGGTGATGATTCTTGCCGTTCTGAGAATACCACTTGAGATGCGCATTTCCAAAAAGTTCAGAGACTGTCATCCCCAGGACCCATAAAAGGCTCATCTAAAGTTTAGAGACATTTTCTTTTGAATGGAGAAAGCGTTCGCCTATATTGCCTCCTGGGTCTCGTGGCTCGGAGATTTCTGTAGGCCCCCGAGCAGACTCGTGCGGGAGTCGTCCCTCTTAATTTTACTTCTAAATACGATCGAGTTTAGAATTTCTTATTTAAACTTTCAGATAAGGCGTCTGTTCATGAAACCTTCATGAAGGCTGCGTTCATTACTGGAGTGACTGGTCAGGACGGAAGCTACCTGTCAGAGTTTCTTCTGACCAAGGACTATGACGTCTTTGGTCTCGCGCGATATTGCTCCGAGAAGAAGCACGAGAGAATCGATCACCTCAAGACGAACCCCAAGTTTCATCTGGTCGAGGGAGATCTGACAGACACGGCCCGTATAAATTTAATCATAAATTCATTCGAGAAATATGATCTGATCGAGGTCTACAATCTTGGGGCCCAGTCGCATGTCAAAGTGTCCTTCGGTCAGCCCGAGTACACGGCCAATGTGGACGCACTGGGGACCCTTCGCATTCTGGAGGCTATCCGACAGAGCAATTTTAGTTCAAAATTCAAATTTTACCAGGCCGGGACGTCCGAGATGTTCGGAAAAGTCCAGGAGCCCATCCAGAGTGAGACGACGCCCTTTTACCCTCGGAGCCCTTATGGAGTATCGAAGCTTTTTGGCTACTGGATCACCAAGAATTACCGCGAGTCGTACAATATGTTCGCGTGTACCGGCATTCTGTTCAACCACGAGTCTGAGCGTCGTGGCGCAGAGTTTGTGACGCGCAAGATTACCCTCGGTCTCGGGGAGTGGCTGAAAACGCGCAAGCCCATCGAGCTAGGAAACCTGGACGCCAAGAGGGATTGGGGACACGCCAAGGACTACGTGGAGGCGATGTGGCTCATGCTCCAGCAGCCCGGGCCTGACGACTTTGTCATTGGTACGGGCGAGACACACAGCATTCGCGAATTTATCGAGATTGCATTCAAGGAACTCGGTGGTTCGGTGTCTTGGGAAGGTCAGGGAGAGAGCGAGGTTGGCGTTTCGGACGGAGACGTTGTAATCAAGGTGAACCCGGAGTTTTACAGACCGGCAGAGGTCGATGTACTCGTCGCGGATGCATCAAAGGCTCGCGAGGTCCTGGGATGGATTCCGAAGATTTCATTCGAGGACCTAGTTAAACAGATGACCCGCAACGATATTAATGGTTAATGTGCTCTTCATCGGTCCTCGCCTCCTGGCGGGCATCGGCCAAGTGACCAACCGGTACGCTGAACTCCTGCGTTCTCAGGGACACGAGACAGAGTATTGTGAGCTTGGACACCCACCAAAGAGGCAATCGTACGACGCAGGGTTTGGTTTCATCCTGCCAGTCCAGGATCAGCTGAACCTTATCGATCAGTACGCGACTCTCTGTACCAAGATGACCTATATGACCATCTGCGAGACTGAAACGGTCAATCCTGCGTACGGAATTCTCACCAAGTACAAGACACTCTATGTCGCGTCAGTTTTCTGTAAGGAGGTGTTTGAGCGCCAGTTTCCAGAGGTGGAGTGGAAGGTCCTTCGACTCTACGCGGACGAAAAGCCGCACAGGGCGCCGGCCGAGACAACGCCCTACACCTTTTACACCATCGGGAATATCGCGGATCCTCGCAAGAATATCAACGGGCTCATTCGGGCCTTCCAGGAGTGCAACTTTGGACCCGACGCGCGTCTCCTTCTCAAGGCGACCTGCATCGAACCCATCCAGCTTCAGATACCGAATGTCGTCGTCATCAACGGCCTCCTCCCAGACGAAGCCATGGATCGCATCCATGGCTCGTGCCACTGCTATGTCAACTGCTCCCACTCCGAGGGGGTCGGAATGGGGGCCGTAGAGGCCGCTATGATGTCCAAACCCGTCATTCTATCTGACTACGGGGGACTCAAGGAATACGTCCGGACGCCCTGGGTCATCAAGTGTTCCAAGGGACCGATCGGTTTCGATGATTTCCTATTTACAAAGGATCTCGAGTGGGGCCACCCATCCCACGAGGACCTCGTCAGGTGCCTCAAGGACTGCTTCGAAAAGCGCGTGTCTCGCTGGGACCACGAATGGACCCGTTCGATTATGCAAGACCTGCGTTGCTCGCTGGGACCTGTCCTTTGTTGAGCCGATTCACATTGAGAGCCATCGCGTTCTTGAGCTTGTTCAGCCCGTTCTTCGCGTTCTGGGCCGCCTTGGCAGCCGCCGCGGCCTCCGCCGCGTTCGCAGCAGCATTAAAACTATTCGAAATGGCCTTCAGACCCAGATTGTTGGTCTTTCGGGCGACACCACGGAAGCCGTTCGCGGCCGCGGTGTAGCTCGTATTCATCTTCGCCAGGTTCTGCGAGACGTTCTGGCCGGCATTCGCCGCGACCTGGGCGTTCGCTCCGGTGTTCAACTTCTTCAAGGCATTATTCGCCTGAACCAGCGCAGCGTTCGTGGTTGCCATAGTTGTTAGAGACGGAGAAAAAAGGGCCTAGAACTCGTCCCCTGCTTCGAGCGTCTCAGGGTGGCCACCACCCTCGCTCGCCGAGGCGACCCAGTAGTGCGAGCCGTACGTGACAATCGCGACCACGATCGACGAGGCGACCAGGAAGTCCTTCTGAGAATTCAGAAAGAGGACAATGTCGTCGATGACCTGGATCTTCGTGGGCTTCTTTATGAGACGGGGGACTAAATAGACGAGGACAAAGTTGATGACCAGAGCGGCCCAAATATAGTTCCAATTGAACTCTTTCATTTCACTACAAGTATTCTAGATTTTATTCACCACCTGGTGCTTGCTGCAGAACTCTCCGCAGGTTGCCTTGAAGGGGCACTGCTTGCCCGCAAGCGTCTTGGCATTGCAGCGTGCGGCCGAGCTCGGGAGGACCCGGCCCTTCTTGGGGACCGTCTCCTGGGGCTTGGGAGGGGCGGTCGTCACCTGAGTCGTGTGCAAGGCTTCCACCAGTTCCAGGGAACGCTCGCGGGCGCGCAGGAGCGAGTCGGCCATCTTCTCGGGGTCTGGGTGACCCGAGGCTCTGGCGTTGTTGTAGAACTTCTGCCAGAGCTCGCCTCCCTTGCCCTTCGGAGGCGGTGGAGGCGCGTGCATAGCCGCCTTGACAGGTGGAGCCCTCTTGCGCGCGCGACCATCCTCAATAGAGAGACGGGGGAAGGTCATCTGGGTCGCCATCTTTTGGTGTTTGGCTAGTCACTAGGGTTCAGGGTTCTGGCCAGGGGAGGACACGAATTTTTGCCGGGCCTCCACTTAAAAAGTTGTGTAGCGTAATAGTAAATGCAGATCTTCGTAAAGACTTTGACCGGCAAGACCATCACGCTCGAGGTGGAGTCGAGCGATACTATCGATAATGTCAAGGCAAAGGTTCAGGACAAGGAAGGCATTCCGCCAGACCAACAGCGGCTCATCTTTGCGGGAAAGCAGCTTGAGGACGGCCGGACGATCGCAGACTACAACATTCAGAAGGAGTCGACGATCCATCTCGTCTTGCGCCTTCGTGGAGGAAACTAATTTCATTACTAAATGTATAATGGCATTCACTCTTCAGCACCCCGAGTCCGGTTTGTTCTGGACCTCTGGAATTTTTGGCCGTGTTCAGCTCAGTCCTATTCCCAACACGTACACTCTCGAGGGTTCTTATGTAAAGAATATCAAGACGGGTCTATATGTCAACCATCGGGCCGAGATTCTCCACGAGGGCGGAGAGCCCGAGGAGTTTGTGTTCGGTGAGGATGGTGTGATTTCCTCAGATGGAAAGACCATCGGGGCCGGACAGTTTCTGATTCTTGGCACCGGAGCCACAGCATGGGTCAAGACAGCCGTGAGCCGCTCATCCGCACTCCTTCAGGAGGCTCTGAAGCCCGAGGAGCCCGAGCCCGAGGAAACTGAGGAGTAAGATTTTCTAGAGTAAAATTAGAATGGGTATTCCTCCTAATAAATGGGGTCCTTACTTTTGGGGAGTTCTTCACCTCGGATGTTTGGCCGAGTCAATTACTCCAGAGTTCATCGCAATGTATCCTTCTGTTATTCCGTGTGGTATGTGCGGACAGCACTTCGCCGAGTTGCTCAAAGAGATGCCGTTTCCAGACTCACGCGATCCTTTGGTCCTCTTCAAGTGGTCGGTCGACGCCCATAATCTCGTCAATGAACGCACAGGAAAACCTATTCTGTCGGTCGAAGAGGCTCTGAAAATCTGGACGACCGAACCTGCACCCCCAGTGTCTGTGCCCCTAGAGCCCTCAAAGCAATTTGATTTGAGTATTGGTATACTACTGGCGATTCTGTTTTTAATTCTAATTCTAATTTTTATGTACAATAGAAAGTAGATGGCCGGTGGTATCTTCCCTGGACACCCTTTCGCACTCAACCTCAAGTGCATCGTTTTCACAGCGATTCTTGCGGCCGGCTACTGGTTCGCACCCCACAAGAATCTCTGGGTCCTATCCTTTCTGATCTGGTTCCCATACATTGCCCTTGCGTGGTACGACTACTCGTACAACTGCCAGGACAAGCTCGGGCCGACGCTCGTCCCTTTCGGTCGGTACATCTGGCTGCCATTCAAGCCCCCAGGCTACAAGAAGGCGTTCGACGAGCTCCCGCCCGAGCAGATCCAGGCGATGAACAAGCTGGACCACATCGTTCTCTGGACGGGTCTGGCGACCGCGACGGCTTATTTTCTCATCAAACATAAGAAGAGATGAGTACCGCGCCTCCATCCGAAAAGAAGATGAGCACAGCCATGAATGTGGGGTCGGGTGTCGGTCTCACGTGTTCGGCCGGCATCATGTTGATCCTTGCAATTTCATTCGGAAATTGGCTGAAGAAGACCCCGAATGGATTAAACACGGCGATGACCAATACTCAGACAAAGGCGGCCCACTTGTTCGAGAAGGGTGCTCTGGCCGGCAAGGGTGGCGTTATCCTGGCCCTCATCGTGCTGGCTCTCCTGAATGGCCATGTGTCCTATGTGGCCGAGAACCCCAAGAAGTTCATGCAGGACGCGCTCGCGACTGGAGGATTCGGTGCTCTGGCCGCGGTCTTCTTGACGGCGACCCGCGGGCGCACAGACCTCTTGATCAACCACTTCGTCTTTGCCCTGATGCTCTTCTTCCTGTACCACGTGTGCCGTGAGTTTGCTGGATACTTTTCCGTTTTTGGAAATGAGCCGATGACTGACAAGGAGAAGGCACAGGCTGGCAAGCTCGGAAAGCCGATCCTTATCATAATGGGAATTGTGGCCGTCATCATGCTCGGCCTAGCCTTCACGGCCCGTGTGTCACCAGACTACACTACAGGCATCCTCAAGACTTTATCGCCAAATGTGGCACTCGCGATCGAGACCATCGGTTTCGTCGCGATCATCTCGGCCGGTGAGATCATCGTGGCCAACAACCACAAGGACCCCATCGGCCCGGCGATCGGTATGAGCGCCCTAATGTTCACCTTCGCCCACCTGGTCCTGCAGGGTGGCGGATTTTACGAACATTTGTACCACTTCCCTCCCGAATTGGAGGGATGAGTGAAACAAGTTTCACTCACAGGGTCCCCCCTTTGGGTTAAAGCTAACACGCGTATTCTAAATAATGCATTATGAACGTCTCAGCCATGTTGAGCACATCCTCAAACGTCCCGACACGTATGTCGGAAGTCTCGCTCCCGAACCTTCCTCCTATTGGGTTCGTGAAGGAGATGCCTTCGCTTCTCGTATTCTTTCTGTATCACCTGGCCTGGTGAAAATCTTTGACGAAATTCTGGTCAATGCGATCGATCAGTATTCCCTGAACCCCAAGAAGGTCTCAGAGATCAAGGTCAGCGTCCAGTGTTCAGGAATTTTGATCCAAAATTCAGGGGTCTCCATTCCCATCAAGAAGCATGAGACCGAGAAGGGTGCCGATGGCAAGCCCATCTGGATTCCCGAGCTCATCTTTGGTCATCTTCTGACCAGCTCAAACTACAATGACGCCGAGCAGAGGGTCACGGGTGGCCGGAACGGCTATGGGGCCAAGCTGGCCAATGTCTTCTCTTCGAAATTTTGGATCGAAATTAGTGATGGCAAGAAGGTCTACAGACAGACATGGAATGACAACATGAGCAAGTGTGGTACTCCGACCGTCACGACCGAGTCAGAGCCGGTGGGTGTCACCATCGGTCTGTTCCCTGACTGGCCCAGGTTCGGGGGTCAGGGAGACTTTGAAAAGGTCGCCGAGGCCAGGACTTGGGACGCGGCCATGTGGTGCTCAAAGGCCAAGGTCTATTTTAATTCAGAATTGCTCGAGGTCAAGAGTCTTGAGGACTATGCCCGGATGCGCATGGGTGATGTCCCTGTGGGAAAAATGCACACTGAGAATTTCGACATTGTCGTGGGACACTCGACCAGTGGTGGGTTCCAGCAGTGCTCATGGGTCAACGGAATTGCGACGACCAAGGGTGGGTCCCACGTGGACAAGGTGGTCAAGACTCTGGTGGAGGAGATCCTCAAGGACAAGAGGTGCGCGACCCTCAAGCCGGCCCAGGTCAAGGCGACCCTCTTTGTCTTTGTGCGGGCAGTCGTGGTCAACCCGACCTTTTCGAGCCAGACCAAGGCTGAGTGCACTTCCAAGATTACAGAGGTCATCGATTTAAAACCAAAATTCATCAAGGACACTCTGGCGACAGGGGTTCTGGATGACCTCTTGGCCCTGGGACTTGCCAAGATTGACAAGGAGCTGAAGAAGACGGACGGGTCCAAGAAGAGTCGGATCACGGGAATTCCCAAGCTGGACGATGCCAACTGGGCCGGGACCCACAAGTCCCACGAGTGTACCCTCATCATCACGGAAGGAGACTCAGCGAAGGCGCTCGCTATCGCGGGCCTGAGCGTCATCGGCCGCAACGCGTTCGGCGTGTTTCCACTCCGCGGCAAACCTCGCAACGTGCGTGACGCGACTGTTAAACAGGTGACTGAAAACGAGGAGTTTTCCAATCTCAAGAAGATACTCGGTCTGCAGCATGGAAAGATCTACGGGTCCCTCCGGGACCTGAGGTACGGCCGTCTGATGATCATGACCGATGCGGATCTTGACGGATCCCACATCAAGGGTCTCGTCCTGAATATGTTCCACGTATACTGGCCAAAGCTGATCGACCTGGGTTTTGTGGTCTCGATGGTCACGCCCGTCATCAAGGCTGGGAAGACCTGGTATTTCACCGAAGAGGCATTCCGGGAGGCCGGTCAGGTCAGCGGTCCGGTCAAGTACTACAAGGGTCTCGGTACCAGTACCTCCGCCGAGGCCAAGGAGTACTTCAAGCAGATCGATCGACTCACGGTAGCGTTTAGCGCAGACGCTAAACTCGACGAGTCCATGACTCTGGCATTTTCCAAGGCTCTCGCGGATGACCGGAAGGTCTGGCTCACGAACCACATGGCCAAGCCTCCCCGTGGTATTCCCTACGGACAGGTCAAGGCCCTCTCTGTGACGGACTTTGTCCACAGGGACCTGGCCAACTTTAGTGCCGAAGACATCAAGCGCTCGATCCCACACGTGGCGGACGGCCTCAAGCCCTCACAGCGCAAGGTGATCTACGCCTGTCTCAAGAAGAACCTCACGACCGACATGAAGGTCGCACAGCTCTCGGGCTATGTGGCAGAGCACACGGCCTACCATCACGGGGAGGCGTCCCTCCAGGGAACGATCGTGAACCTGGCGCAGAATTTCGTAGGCGCGAACAACCTGAATCTCCTCGAACCTTCCGGTCAGTTCGGGACCCGTCTGGCGGGTGGAAAGGATGCGGCCAGCTCCAGGTACATCTTCACCCGTCTGGCTTCCTTGACCAGAAAGATTTTCGATCCGGCCGACAATTCTGTTCTAAAATATGTGGTCGACGATGGTGAGAAGGTCGAGCCGGAGTTTTACGCCCCGGTCATTCCCATGCTTCTGGTGAATGGCGCGGAGGGTATCGGGACGGGCTTCAGTTGCTACGTTCCGCCGTACGACCCGGAGGTGATCAAGCACAACATCCTGTGTGCCCTTGACCAGGTGGCCAGAGGAACCTGCGGTTCCTCGTCGGAGCAAGGCTCCTCCTGGGCCCCTATGAAGCCCTACTTCAAGGGATTTAAGGGCAAAATTACAAAGACCAAGGACCACACGTGGGTGATGGAGGGCCTGGTGACCAAGGAGGGAAGTCAGCTGCACGTGACGGAGCTCCCACCGGGCAAGTGGATCCAGGACTTCAAGGAGCACCTGGACGAGCTGGTCGACAAGGGGACGATCCAGAAGTTCGAGAACCACTCGACGGAGACGACACCGAACTTCAGGATCTGGGGAGCCGATGCGCTCGAGGACCCCGTGAAGGACTTGGGGCTGACCAAGACGATCCATACCAGCAACATGTACCTGATCGGGCCGAATGGAGCGGTCAAGAAGTACGAGAGCCCGGAGGAGATTCTGGTCGAGTATCTGGAGGTCCGGATCGGTCTCTACAAGAAACGCAAGTCGTGGCTCTTGGGCCAATTTGATTCTGAAATTAAGTGGCTCTCGGAAAAGGCGAGGTTCATCGGCTTCGTGATCAACAAGCGCATCCAGGTCCTCAATGTCCCGCTCGAGGAGATTCACGTCCAGCTCCGGTCTGAGAATTTCAAGGAGGACCTCTGGCCCAAGCTCTTGGACATTAAGACGTATCAGTACACGCGTGAGGAGGTCCTGAAACTCAAAGACTTGTGTGAGCGCCGTGTGGCTGAGAGGGAGGTCCTGAAAAACACGAGTGTGTCACAGATGTGGAAAAATAACCTGAGTGAGTTGTAGAGAGAATGGCCGAAAGAGCCTTCCAGAACGTGCTTCGGCTCGAACAACAACAGCAGGCTTCGGTCTTCAATTTGTTTCACAAGTTAACAAAACCACTCGTAGAAGGTCCCGCTTCAGAGTCGGCCACAGCGTTCGAAGAGTCCGGAACCCCCACAAACGTCGCGCTGTCTCCAGTGGACGTGAGTGGATTTTACAAAGTGACTGGACCGACCGAGGTGACTTTCTATGCGACGACCGAATGGCCCAACATGCCTATCGGACCTGGCTGGACCGGTGAGGGGTTTCTAGGAATTCAGGGTCAAATTCAGATTACAGGAGCGACAAATGCCTCGGGTCCTGGCTTTCTCTGGTATTTCACTCTTCAGACAGACACCGACCAAAGCATACAAGGCACGCAGCGGGCCATTGGTGCGATTCTTTATCCACCGGGTCTTATTCAGTACACGAATAAGAGGACAAAAGTACCATTATTTGGATACTACACTGTGCACGATGGACGGATAGTCTTTCATTTTACGACTCCGCCTCCGAATAATATCGCAAATGACTGGATTGTTTCAGGTCTTCCGACCATTAGCACCACCTTGAGGGTGACGTCTTTTTCACGGGGGCTCAACTATGTTACTCTCGAGACGAAAGATGGGTCCTTGCCTAAAAACACCGCCGCGGATGTGTATGTCTCGGGAGTCCCGGCCATGATCCAAGAGCCGGCCTTTACGATGACCTTTGTACCAGGAAAGTTTACTAGTTTTCGAGAGGCCGAAAAAGACTTGTCCAAGCTGCCTCCGGTCACCATGCCTTCCTCAATTTCTATCGGAAATTACCCTGAGCAGAGGGACCTCAACTCGAACACGGCATGGAATGCCGACCCGACCCTGGAACTCTTCCCACCCAGCAAATACACCGAATCCAGGGGAAAGGGGTTCAGTTCGGGATCGGTCCTTGCACTCGAGGCAATCGGGCCACAGGAGAAGTATCTTCTGACCGATGACCTCACTAAATCACAATGGAATCCTGAATTTAAGAAATATTCAAATTTTGTTCTGTATCAGAAAGTCTTTTCATTCCCACCTCCCAGTCCTTCATATCAGGGGCAGACGGTCCAGATTGAGTTACGGCCGACAGAATTGGGTCACCTCATTTCAAACATGTACCTGAGTGTGACTCTTCCGGCAAGTCAACCGGGCCAGAATCTTTTTAATTACACGGATCACATCGGGCGAGCGCTCATCAATAAAGTAGATTTCTTGGTAAATGAGACGATCGTGGAGACTCTTTACGATGATTGGTACTTTATCAGAGATCAGATGTTTCTGGATGCGGACGAGCAGCTCGGAATATACAACGCGATCGGAGGGTCAAACATTAGCTCACAGACTCAACAGACTATCACGATTCCACTTGAATTCTTCTTCTGCCGGAGACACTCGCACAACAATAAAGGGCGCGAGCGTCTTCGCCGTCCTTACTTTCCGGCGTGTGCCATGTGGAACCAGCGCTTGTATGTTCGATTCACGTTTCATCCCAACACGTGGTGGTGCAACGCACCGACCGGATATAACGTCGACTTGTACCCACCCGGAACGACCATCTGGCCCAGTCTCATAGTCGAAGAGATTCTTTTGGAAAATGCCGAAAAACTTTACTACATGAATACGCCTCTCAAATACATAGTAAATCGTGTCCAGAAAGAGTCCCCTCAGACATTTACGAGCCAGACAATCAAGCTCAACCTGTCCGCAAGCTATCCGGTACAGACTCTCGCATGGTTCTTTAGGAATAAATTATATGAAACAGTTACCGATAGCACTTATTACAACTCCAGATACTCATATGGCTATCCAACATTATACATCAAATCGGGTATTAATCTACAATTCCCTTCTGGGAATGCCAATTATGTTGACGTAATTAATACAGCAAAGATTACTCTGAACAACGTAGATATTTTGAGTACGTTTAGAGGATCCCTTTACTATTCATTCAAACAGCCAATGGAACATGCACTCTCTATACCGTCGAAGAACATCTATACGTACTCTTTCGGGCTCACTCCGAAAGAGTACAATCAGGGAGGGTACTTGAATTTTTCAAAGTTAAATTCACAGACCACATATCTTCAACTCACATTTCTTCCTCAATATACGCAGTTACTTACACAGGGGTACAACTTGTACCTGTATTACTATGGGTACACGATGCTTCAGTTTCAGGGTGGGTTTGCTTCCCTTCCATTCCTTTGAGGGACTCGATGATACCATTCACCAGGGCCCACTTCAAGAAATTCAGCTGCCCGACAGTCGTCGAGAGCCCCTGGAACTCGATGCGCTCCGTCCGACAAAACGGATCGAAAAGCTTTTTACTGTACCCGTCCAGACTCGACTTGTAGGCGACGTGTACCGTAAACATCTTCCCATTCGGGGCCGTGTATGACACGTGATTATTCTTAGAGTAGTTCGTCACGAACCACTCAATCCTGCGAAGGGACGGGCCACTGCCCTTGTCTCCCAGAATCTCATGCAGCTTCTGCTTGTTCTCAGGATCATCGAAAAACTTTGTCAAACTCGCAAGAAGAAAGGTTTCTTTCGACATGTTCTAAAAGCGTTTCACGTTTTTAAGAGTGATTGGAAAGCTGCGCGTGGGCTCATTCCCAAGGCGCCTTGACCCTTTCGGCCACCTTTGGAGCCGGTGGAGGAACCTGACACTGATGGAATTTGCAGTATCCGTTTGGTTGCGGATTCTTCAAGCACCTCTTGTGGCTCTTGAGGACGCCCCGACAGAACGAATCCTCAAGCCCAGCCGTGTCCTTGATGAGACGTTCGAGTGGGATGTCGTAATTTTTTGAGATGACCTCGAGACCCAAGGCCATACGAAGGGCGACCCGCCTGGTCACCTCCTCGTCAATGATTGTCAGAATCTGTTGCTCCATACCTAAGAAGGGCCTCCAGCTTTTAAGGCGAAGCGCGCCAGGAACGCCCTCTTTGCCTCGACCTCCGCAGTGCTCGTCGTCTTGACCATGAACTTCTTGTCAAATATGCGATCCGCACTCACCAGCGGCTCCAAAAGGTCCTGTACGGGCTTTTTGAATTGGTTCGTAAAGTAATACTGATAATCGAGCGGAACACTCTTTTCACGGACCCACGCAGGATCCTCCGCCTTTTCGTACATTTTGCCCGGGCCCTTCACTATCACGAACGGGACCCGATCGCCCTGCTGAGGCTCTGAGCCGGGCGCACGCGCCTTGATCTTGTCCCGAACGGCCACGTGCGCCATCGGCACCTTGTAGTCCGAAGCGAGCTGCTTCGACATCATGAGCTTCTCGATAGGGACATTTCCGCCCATCAGGTCCCGGGCGTTGTCCCGCGCTAGATCGATCGCGGGCCTCGGGTCGCTCGAATCGAGGATGAGCTCTAGCAACTTCTTGAGCGTCTCGCGAACGTAGGGACAGCTGTCCCGCCGGACCACCTGAAGACCCTTGACGTCAATCTTTTTGAAAGAAACCTTGCCATCGCGGCCCTTCTCATACATCCGGGCCGCGTAGCGCTTCTTGCTGTAGAGCACATACGGGAAATAGATCTTCTCGAGCTCCAGATCATTCGGCGCCTTGAAGAGCTTCGTGCACTGCTCGGCGGCCAGCTCTCCCTGCTCCCATGAGTAATCGATCGCATCCTGGCCCTTGCGGCCCTGCACATCGAACTCGACCATCACGGAATCCGTATCGCCGTAACGCACCTTGGCCCCTGGAAAGTTGGCCTCGACGTAATTCTTCGTCTCCTCGATCATTTGACGGCCACGTAGCGTGACTGTCGATGCGATGGCCACAAGGGGAAGCATGCCCTTAGAAGCACCAGTAAATCCATAGATACTATTCATCGATATTTTGTAGGCCAACTGCTGGCCGTTGTAGACAGCCTCCATAGGCGTCCCTTCTGCCGCGGCCATCAGCTTCTTGGCCTTTTTGCGAAACGCCTTGAGGTCTGTGAGAATGGTGGGGAGAAGGGAAACCACCGGTTTCCCTTCCGAGGTCTGCGCGAACCGAAATTCCCCGAACTGCTCGTACTCGACACCCGGCAAGTTGTCGTACTTGGGGTCCATGACCATAGTCGAATAGCACAGATTGTGAGCGCACATGATGCTCGGATACAGAGATGCGAAGTCGAGCGCCGTGATTGGCGAGTAGTACGCGCCCGTCTGGGCCTCCAGAACCGTCGCGCCCTGATAGCCGTCATCGCCCGTGGGAAACTTGGGAGCTCGAATCGTCGGGATGATGAAGTTTAGCTCTCGGGCCTTGTAGGCCATCTGACTGAAGACCTTGATCTGCTGGCCCCGCTCGCTCAGAAAGGCCAGAGGGACCCAACACGCCTTGGCCATTTCGATCTGGTTCTGGATCTGGCACAACTTCGCCATCAGCTTGTGAGGCAGGACCGTATCTTGGATGCAGTACTCGGCGACCTCCCCGAGACGCTTGGGATCGCCCTCCAGATACCGGCTAAAAATCTCCTTGACCGGCATATCATTCTTCTGGTCTTTCAAAAAGTGCTTCGAGACGTTGTTCAGAGAATAGCTCTCGAGCTTGTGCTCGCGCTTGACGTCCTGGAAGAGATCGAACACGTAACGGCCCTTCATCGGCACCATCTTGAGCTCGTTGTTGCCGAGCGCGCTCGAACTCAGGTTCTTCTCGACCAGCTCGATCACCGAACCCCGGACGCGACCCCAGACTGGGCTCAGACCGCAGTGGACCGTCGCACGAGTCAGCAGGTACTCAAGATCAAAGCCAAAGATGTTCCAGCCCGTGATAATGTCCGGGTCGGTCTTGATCAAGTACTTCTCGAACGCCTTGAGAAGCTCCTTCTCGGTCTCGAAACTCTCGCAGTCGGGTGCGTCTGTCTGCTTGAGGCACAGGCACTTGCGCTCCAGAGGCTCCTGGCTCCCAAAGGCCCCGGTCGTCATACCGATCTGGAAGACGACATCCTCGCGACGCTTAGCGTCTGGAAAGCCTCCGGTGCTCGAATAACACTCGATATCGAACGACATAATCTTGAGAGGCGAAAAGTCGTCGCGGACAACGGGCGTGATGAAACGCCAATTCGGCGCCCAGAGGTTCACCTCGCACGTAGACTCCATGTCGGGCTCACAGATCCCAGGATCGATCCAGCCAGTCGACTTGATGCCCGAGCAGTGCATGAAACGCAGGACCGGGTCGATGTTTCCTTCATAGACGCGGCAGCCCCTGAGCTCCTCGTGCTTGACGTTGTCTACGCAGTACACGCAGCTGCGGAGCGCCCGCTGACTCTTGAACTCGACCTTCAAAAACGGAGACAGCTTGCCGTTCTGGAAACCCCAGAGATCCTTGCCATCCTTGCGCTCGCACGACGCGAGTCCCCGCCAGAACTGGGTCCTGATGAAGGAGCGGAGGCCGTCAATCTGGCACCCCGGAGGAGGTTTGATATAGAAATAAGGGTTGAAGGTCGTCCCGAGCGAGACTGACTTTCCATTTTCAGCTCGACCAAAAATACGGATAGTAAATTGGTCGTCCTGGTCTTGGCCGTCCCAAGCGACCGCTTGGAAAACAAGGCCAGTCCCGGAGGGACTGTGATTCATTGATTATTTAACGTTCGAACGTTTTAAGCCGAGTGGATCACAGTTGCTGCGCAACTGGTCTCTAAACCCCTGAGACTGCATACCCTGTGTAGCCGGTCGAACCGAATCCGGCCTCCCCGCGCTGCGTGGCCTCCGGAGGGGTCGTCTCGACCACCTCGGCCACCTCGAACTTCTCGAGAATGAGCTGTGCGATGCGGTAGCCCGGGCGGATCACGAAGGGCTGGGCCGTGTCCAGATTCTGTAGAACGACCTTGATCTCACCGGTATAGTCCGGGTCGATGACGCCCGCCAGGGTGTCCAGACCGTGCTTCACGGCGAGTCCAGAGCGAGGCGCAATGCGTCCGTATGTTCCGGCTGGAAGTTGAATAGAAATGCCCGTCGAGACAACCACTCGACGGCTAGGGAGGACGACATAACTATCAGTGCTGAATAGGTCATAACCAGCCGCGCCGTGGGTTGCGCGCGCTGGCAGAATTGCAGTAGGTACAAGCTTGTGAACATTGAGGGCCATTATAGCATATAAAAGACAAGAACCTTTAAATATAAATGTCTAAGAGCTTACTTTTGGACATTGATGGGGTCCTCGTGAGAGATCCTTTACTCCTTCAGCACGTCAAGTCCAATTGCGTGGAATATGTTCGGGCCAAGTTGCCCGAGTGCAAGGATCCAGTCGAGACCAACCGACACCTGTATTTGGCGCACGGCCACACGGCCCTCGGGCTCCAAAAGAGTTTTAAAATTGACACGAGCGACTTTCACGAAAAGGTCTACGACAAGAGGCTCATGGACCACCTGGCCGAGGTGATCTATGGTACAGAGTTTCAGATGGATGCCGAGATTATTCACGGACTGACCAGAGAAGACTGGGACGTCACGCTCTTCACAAACTCGCCCGCGCAGTGGGCAACTCCAGTCGCCCTGGCCATCGGCGACGATATCAAGGTGAAGTGTGCCGGTCCCAACGCCCGCAAGAGCTACCTCAAGCCCGAGGCACTCTTCTACAAGGGGTTTCCGACGTCCCAGACCCACATTTACGTGGATGACAGCCTCAAGAATCTGGGGACCGCGCGCTTCCTGCCAAATTGGGTCCCCGTGCATTTCACGGATGGCCAAAAGGACTCCAAGCCGTGGTGCCCACAGATTGGGTCCATCTGGGAGCTCATGCTGTTTCTCAACTCTAGACACTTAGAACTTATGGACCTTTGAACTTCAATGGAAGAATCCGAGGTCAGCATTTATTGCATCGGGACTGGAAAGTATGTCGGGACCAGTGCTTTCGCAGTCGATCCGAGGCCCAAAAAGAAGATACGCCTGAACTCTCTCGGTGAGGATGTCCATCTCTTCCCCGATGGATCGGTCAAACGGGACGAGGACAGCATCATAGCCGCCCAGCGCATCTGGCGCGAGAGAGCCTATGCGCCTGGGACAGGAGTCATGTATCTCAAGGCTTTCGAGAGTTTTAACGCCTCCGTAAGTCATTGTCAGGATCAAAGCGAGTCGCATACCAGGCCCTCGGAGCCTTGCGCTTCGTGACGAGCACGTACTTGAATGTTCTAGCCACAGCCCACTGCTGTGGGGTTGCTCCCACGCGGCTCCCGCCCGTCTTCCAGGCCTTCAGGCCCCTGTTATAGACCGTATTCAGGGTCGATCGCGAGATTCCAGTCCGTCTCGCGATCGCCTCCTTGTTAAACTTGAGCCCCGGGTAGACCTTGTGAAACTGCTGGGTCCACTTGGACTTCCGTTTGGTCCCGCCCTTGTTCGACCGTGACAGACCCAGCTTGGAATACGGCGTCTTTCGGCGCTTCAGGAGCTCCTTTTCGCGCAGGAGCTTCATGCTTCGACTGAGGCCCGAGAAGTACCGCTCGGGCCAGGCGCGCCTGAGAACGATGTGCCTGGGGTGTCTCTTCATTGCTATATTCAGATATATTAAAGAGAACGCGTGTTGAATAAGTAATGTGCGGAATCTACGCCTGTACGGGAGGCACCAGACCTCCCAAGGATGTTCTCAAGCACCGCGGACCCGACCAGTGCATCGATACGAATGTTGGCCTGACTTTTTGGCGTCTCGCAATCAACGGAGGTGATGATGGTATGCAGCCCCTTCAACACAAGGAGAAGGTTATCGTGGCAAATGCAGAGATTTACAACTATCTGGAGCTTGGCGGGACCTTGGGACACACAGACTGTGAGGTGATCCTGCCGACGATCGAGCAGCATGGTCTCTCGCGGGCCTGCGAGATGTTCCGGGGCGATTTCGCATTCGTCTACACGGACGGCATCAACTGGTGGGCCGCGCGCGACTCTGTGGGTGTCCGTCCGCTCTTCTACTGCCGCCACTCCAAGGGCATCGCCTTTGCCTCAGAGGCCAAGGCGCTCCTGCACCTCCAGAGACTCATCGAGCCCTTCCCGCCGGGCCACCTCTACGACTCGACGCTCGACAAGTTCATCTGCTGGTCCCCGAACTACTGGCCGAGTCCGCGGGTCGATGACGACGTCGAGTTCATCCAGAGCCACATTCGGCACCTGCTGACCGAGGCGGTCGAGCTGCGAGTCCACGCGGGGCGTCCCGTCGGATTCTTCCTGAGCGGCGGTCTGGACTCTTCGATCGTGGCGGCCCTAGGAAAGCAGGCACTCGGCGGAAAGATCAGGACCTTTTCGGTCGGTCTTGAGGGCGCGCCGGACCTGCTGGCGGCCCGGAAGATGGCCGACTTTCTCGAGTCGGACCACACCGAGGTCATCTTCACGATCGAGGAGGGTCTCAAGGTGCTCAAGGAGGTGATCTGGCACCTGGAGACGTACGACACAACGACCGTTCGGGCCTCTGTGCCGATGTATCTCCTGAGCAAGTACATCAAGGAAAATACGGATGTCCGGGTCGTGTTGAGTGGTGAGGGCGCCGATGAGCTCTTTGGCGGGTACTTGTACTTTCACTCGGCCCCGAACGTCGACAAGTTTCGCACAGAGACGAATCGGCTCGTCCAGGACGTCCATATGTTCGATGTCCTTCGGGCCGACCGCACGACGTCCGCGCACGGCCTCGAGCTTCGGGTCCCGTTTTTCGATCGGGACGTGATAGACTACGTGATGGATGGGTTTTCGACAGAGCTGAAGATGCCCAAGGAGGGCTACGAGAAGTTCATCTTGCGCAAGGCGTTCGAGGACATCCTGCCCCGTGAGATTGCCTGGCGCCAGAAGAACGG